CAACCGGATTCCTTGGATACACATCAAAGGCAGCTGCAAATGTTTATGGCGCATCACTTGGATTCGCTCGCTCATTGATCGTTTCACCTACACAATGGGGAAACATCATGGGATACAACGACAATGGCACACCTCTTTACAATGCGGCACAACCTAGCAATCAAGCCGGATCTGTTCGAGGCGATTCATTGCGCGGTGTAGTTTCACCGGGCTTAAATCTTTATGTTTCACGCTCATTTGGTAACGCTGGCACAACAACAGCTGATGGCGATTCATCAATGGTTGTTGTCAATCCAGACAGCTACACATGGTACGAATCTCCACGCTTTACGCTACGCAGCAATATCAACAGCGATGGAACAATTGACATCCTGTACTACGGCTATGGCGCACTAGCTGCCAAGGTGCCAAACGGCGCACAATTTAACAACCTCCCATAAATCACTATCGGTAGCGGTCGCTCCCGAACGCTACTGACACGAAAGGAACCGAGATGCCAGCAATAGTTACAGCCTCGCAGCTGAGAGCGATTCTTGGTGTCTCGGTTTCTTTGTATTCCGATGCACAGTTGGATTCATTTATTGATTCAGCTGAGCAAACGATTTTGCCGTTACTTACTCAATACCAATCATCGGTAGCTTTTGCCAATGTGAGTGATTCCGTCATTTATTTCACTACAATCCGGCCAAACTATTTTGTGCCGGGGCAATCCGTTATTGTTACCGGGGCCGGTACTTATAACGGAACATACACAGTTACCGATGATCGGATTGAGCCATACACATGGACAGCGGCCACAGCCGCGGCTGATCGCACATACCCGTTGCCATTTATTCCTAATGCAACGGCTACTTTATCCGGTGGATCAGCCGCATCACTTTATGCAAATACACCACCAATTGAAAACGCCATTTTGGTTGTTGCCGTAGAGATATTTCAGAGCATTACAGCTCCGGGCAATCAAATTATGGGAGATAATTTTCAGCCGGCACCATTTGTTTTAGGCCGGAGTCTTTCCAATAGAGTCATCGGGCTTTTAGGCCCGTTTCTTGATGTCGAAACGATGTGCCAATGACCATCGAGGCCGACATCCGCACACCATTGCAGACAGCACTTTCAACAATTGCGGCCAATGTCTATAACGGAATTCCAGAGACAATGACATCACCGAGCATTTGTTTGGTGCCGGGATCGCCATATCTTGAGAGCCTTTTAATTAATGGATCAACAACAAAAGTCAAGATCAATTTTAATGTGACCGGTGTTGTGGGTTATTCAAACAATGCCGCAGCTTTAGACAATTTAGAAAAATTAATGATCAGCATCATCAGCACAATGCCAGGCGGTTATGAAGTCGGCAATGTAAGCAACCCACAACCATTGGAAGTCGGTGCCGGTAAATATCTTACCGCCGATTTACAAGTCAGCACCTATTACACCAACTAAGGAGAAATCATGCCAACAACAATCATCACGGGCAGAGACATCACTTTCACCATTGCTGGTGATTCATTTGATGCTCAGGCTTTATCAGCAACATTGACAGTCGATTCAACGATCAACACATATCAGACTCTTGATGGCAAGGCTTATTTTACAACCGACACTCAAGGCTCATTTGCCGTGGAAATGCTTGCCGATTGGGGCGCAGCAAATTCACTGTGTGAGGAGCTATGGACAGCGGCAACAAGCGCACCAAATACTGGCCTTTCTGTAATTTTTGGAGCAGATTCAGGCGCATCATTTCAATTCGATGTGCAACCGATCTTGCCATCAGCTGGAGGCACAGCACCGGATGCTCAAACTGTTTCACTTGCTTTCACCTGTGTATCAACACCTGTTTTGACAATTAGCTAACAAAGGAGATCGGGAGCATGAAACTAGCAATCACGATTGAATTCACATCTGGTGAGAGAGAAACCTACACAGCTCTCCCACCGGAGTGGATGAAATGGGAACAGAAAACCGGAAACACCATTCAGCAAGTGGCCGACAAATTGGGCATTTCTGATCTGATGTTTTTGGCATATCACGCAATGAAACGTGAATCAGCCGGTAAAGCTGTGAAGCCTTTTGAGGTGTGGTGTGAAGGCGTAACCGATATTGACATGGGGGAAAGCACAAACCCAAAAGCTACGAATCCGGATCAATAAACCGGACTCTTTGGGAGTTAGCAATCGCCACAGGTTTGTCAAGATCGGAATTTGTAACAGATCAGGATATTGCAACCGCGATTGAAATTTTAAGGATGAGAAATGGCAACTGATCCAATCAGCTACGACAAGAGCCAATTGCGTGGCATTATCGGTGCTTTTAAAGGCATGGATGATGAAGCTGTTGCCGAGGCCAAAAAAGTTTCAAATGGATTGGCCACTTTTCTGCAAGGCCAAATTATTTCGGCAGCTAACAGCCGGCCAAATGCGGCAGCATCACGCATTGCGGCAGGTTCGCGCGTGAGCAAATCATCGAAGGTTGGCGAATTGTCATTTGGTTTTGTATCTCAGAAATTTAGCGGTGGAGGTACAACCCAGATGCTTTGGGGCGGTTATGAATTTGGATCAAATAAATTCAAGCAATTTCCGGTGTGGTCTGGCCGTGAAGGCCGTGGATCGAGAGGATACTTTATCTACCCAACATTGAGAGCTGAGCAACCTCAGATCATCGCTCAATGGGAAGCAGCATTTTCAAAGATTTTGAAGGAGTGGTGAAATGGCACTAGGTGGATCACGCACACTCAAGCTCTCCATTCTTGCTGATATTGATAACCTCAAAAAGAATTTAACCGCTGGATCCGGTGAGGTTGAAGGCTTTGGATCCAAACTAGGTGATTTTGGCAAAAAAGCCGGTTTAGCCTTTGCCGCAGCTGGAGCAGCCGCAGCTGCCTATGCCGGCAAATTGCTCATTGATGGAGTGAAATCAGCCATTGCAGATGAAGCTGCACAGGCTAAATTGGCCACAACATTGCAAAACGTTACCGGTGCAACAAATGAGCAGATTGCCGCTACTGAGGCTTATATAACAAAAACAGCTTTAGCAACGGGCGTGACGGATGACGATCTTAGGCCATCGCTAGACAGGTTGGTCAGATCAACAAATGATGTAACCGAGGCTCAAAGATTGCAACAAATTGCGCTTGATGTTTCCGCTGGCACGGGAAAAAGTTTGACAGCGACAACAGAAGCAATTGCAAAGGCACTGGATGGGAATTTTGGCGCACTGAAAAAACTTGGTGTGCCGCTAGATGAAAACATTATCAAAACAAAAGATTTTGATGCTGCAATGCTGGCATTGTCTGCCACATTTGATGAGCAGGCATCAATTCAAGCCGACACATTTGCCGGTAAAATGGCCCGGCTTAATGTCGCATTTGATGAAGCCAAAGAAACTGTTGGAGCGTATGTGCTGGATGCCATCACACCATTGCTCAGCGCATTTGTTGATAAAGGCATCCCAGCTGTTACGCAATTTGCAGAGAGCTTGGGCAAAACATTGGGGCCAGCATTTAGCGCAATTTTTAAAGCGTTACGTGATGACATTTTGCCTATTTTTAAAGCGTGGTGGGGTTTCTTATATGGCGATGTAATTCCAGCCATTGGAGCCGTTGTGGGGCCTGTTTTAGAAGGCTTAAGAGTAGCCTTTGACAAAATCAAAACAGCCTTGACAGAGAATTCAACAGAATTAAAGCCTTTAAATGATGGATTCCGGGCTTTGTGGGAGTTTGTCAAAACCTATCTTGCACCACTTATGGGCAACAATTTCAGACTTGCACTTGAAGGCATAGCCACACTTGTTGCTACTTTAATTACTGGTTTTTCTCAGCTGGTTGGTTTTCTCAATAAGGCTTACGCACAAATGACCAATATCGTAAATTTGGTGAATAACAACAAAGGTTTGTTTTTGGGTCAGGCTGGAGTTATTGGATCAATAATTGGCACATTTGGAGGCGGTAAAGCTGCCGGTGGGCCTGTTCGATCCGGTACCTCATACCTTGTCGGAGAGCGTGGGCCAGAGCTATTTACGCCAAACTCAAGCGGCAGCATCACGCCTAACAATCGTTTGGGCGGTGGCAACACCACAATCAATCTCAACGTGACAGGTGCCATTGATCCAGAAGGCACAGCACGCAGCATCATCAACGTGCTCAACAATAGTTTCTATCGCGGCACAGGCGGCGCAAACAGCTTGCAATTCTCATGACAGTTTTTAACCCGGTTTGGCGCGTAATAATTGGCGGTGTTCAATACCAAACAGCCATTTTGGCCAATTTGACCATTACGAGCGGCCGAACAAACATTTATGAGCAGGCTCAGGCTGGATATACAAATCTTGAAATCATCAATTTGAATCAATCAAATGTGCCAATTAATATTAACGATTCTCTTACCATTGAATTGCAAGATTCCACAGCTACATTTGTGCCGATTTTTGGTGGGTCGGTTATTGAAGTTGGCATCTCGGTGGCTGAGGTTGGATCCGTTGCCTACGCTCAACGCATCAATATCATTGCATTGGGTGCATTGGCTAGATTGCCAAAAGCATTGACCAATGGCGTTTTGTCCAAAGAATTTGATGGTGATCAGATTTATGACATTTTGCAAGCTGTTTTGTTTGATTCATGGCAAGAGGTGCCAGCTGCATTGACATGGGCTACTTATCCAGCTGCAACAACGTGGGCCACAGCTCAGAATTCTGGATTGGGTGAAATCGACCGTCCGGGAAATTATGAGCTTGCAGCTCGATCCAGTAACCGGACAGATGTTTATTCTTTGGTTTCAGCTTTGGCCACATCTGGATTGGGCTATATCTACGAAAACTCTTTTGGCCAAATTGGCTATGCAGACAGCACGCACCGAACCAATTATTTGGCCGCCAACGGATATGTTGATCTCACAGCCAATCATGCTGTTGCACCGGGTTTAAGCATCCAAAAACGTGCCGGTGATGTGCGAAACTCAATTACTTTGAAATATGGCGCAACATCGTCAGCTGAAAAATCGGCATCGGATACAGAATCAATTGCGCTTTATGGTGAGCTTTCGCAGATTATTAGCACCACATTGCACAATGCGGCCGATGCCGAGGATCAGGCAGACTTTTACCTAACGCTCAGAGCCAACCCACGATTCAATTTTAACAACATCACTTTTGAGCTTACAAATCCAGAACTTGACGATGCAGATCGGGATGACTTGATCAATGTGTTTATGGGGATGCCTGTAAATATCTCCAATCTGCCATTGAACATGAATTCTGGAGATTTCTTGGGTTTTGTTGAAGGCTGGACATTTTCGGCCGCGTATAATCAAGTCAGCATTTCAATGATCGTTTCACCGGTTTCATTCTCATTGCAAGCCATGCGATGGAATGACGTGCCCGTGACAGAGCAATGGAACACAGTCAATCCAACCTTGGATTGGATCAATGCCACGATTGTGGCGTAAGGAGACAACAAGTGAGCAACCCGACAAGTAATTACAATTTCCAAATGCCGACATCGACCGATTTGGTCACAGATTTGCCAGCCGATTTTGAGGTTTTTGGTCAAGCTGTTGATACAAGATTGAAAGCTTTACAACCGGGCACAACGCTTGGTGATCTTGCTTATACATCTGCATCATCAAACACAAACACACGCCTAGGCATTGGATCCACTGGACAGGTTTTAACTGTTGCCGGTGGTGTTCCATCGTGGGCAACCGCCACAAGTGGATCAATGACTTCTATTGCTAGTGGAAGCGTACCGACAGGCACAACGACTTTGAGCCTCACATCTATTAGCGGATCTTATACACATTTACAAATGGTTGTTTTTGCGTGGAATGGATCAGGTAATAACACTGTTATTTGCCGATTGAACAATGACACAGGCGCAAACTATGCTTTTTCAAATACTGGTTTTACCACTGGTTCTGCTCGCGCATCCGGACTCACTGGCCAGACATCATTCAACCTGGTATCAGGAGATTCAGCAATCAGCGGAAACAATAAAAACATTTCAGTGATCAACATTCCTTTTTATACAGATGCAACAACCGGCAAGACTTTCAATGCATCAACTGGCTTTTTAGATTCAACATCTGCAAGAGCACAAACAACCGTGAATGGCTATTACTCAGGAACAAATGCGGCTGTAACTCGTATTGACTTTATTTATGGATCTAACTGGTCTGGTGGCACCTACGTACTTTATGGAGTGAACTAATGAAAATCTACGAACACAATATTGAAACAGGCGTTGCAAAAGAGCGCGACATGACAGCCGAGGAAATTGAACAATGGGAAACAGATCAAGCCGCTGCTGAAGCCGCTGCTGAAGCCGCTGCTGAAGCAAAAGCGGAAAAAACAGCATTGCTTGAGAAATTAGGCATTACCGAAAATGAAGCAAAGCTTTTGTTGTCATGACATTTCCAAAAGGCACATTGCCGCGTTTAATTGAGGTTGCACTAGCTGAGGTTGGCACAGCCGAAACCGGCAACAATGAGACAAAGTATGGCAAATTTATGAAAGCCGACAAGCTGCCATGGTGTGGGTCATTTCTGAATTGGTGTGCAGCTCAAGCCGGAGTCAAGGTGCCAAATGTGGTCAGCACTCGTGTTGGAGCTTCAGCATTTAAAGAAATGAAGCAATGGCACACCACACCAAAGATCGGTGACTTTGTTTTTTTTGATTTTGTTGATGATGACAAAACAATTATAAATCACATTGGTTTGGTGATCCGCTGTTCAGAAAAGCAAATTGTGACTATTGAAGGCAACACATCAGCTGCCGGTGGCAATCAGCGCAATGGCGGCGAGGTTATGGTTAAATCAAGGAGTTTGGGAGCGAGATCATTTGTGGTGGGCTATGGCCGACCAACTTATGAAGCGTTTGCCGGTGACTTACCGGATCGACCAAAAGGAGAAAAATAATGGAGCAATTTAAGGCAGCGGCCGCATCATGGGCAAGAAGCGCGGTTGCAGGTTGTTTAGCTGTTTATATGACCGGAAACACCAATCCAAAGGATTTGGCGATGGGCTTGGTTGCTGGCATTGTGCCGGTACTAGCTCGTTGGGCTAATCCCAATGATGTAAGTTTCGGCAACAAAAAGTGAGCATAGGTGAATGGACGGCTGTTGGCGGATTTGTTATTGCAATACTGGCAGCCGTCTATTCATCAATGCGGATTATCATCAAATCAGTAATGAGCGAACTTTCGCCTAATTCCGGATCCAGCTTAAAGGATCAAGTTTCCCGGATTGAAACGCGGTTGGATTATCTATACACACAGCTGATTGAGAAAAAACAGTAGCGACACGCCATGATTTAGGCGTGATTCTTGATTTTGTCGGCTGTGCCTGTCACTCTTTCTTTGGGAGCAAGTCATAGATCGTTTGGAAGCCATGTATGGCTTGCTCCCACTAACAGAAACGGGAGCTACAAATGAATGAAATCTCAATTGTTATAACTTGTTTGATTGCAGGTACATTGTGGGCTGTAATGGCTTATTCAGTCGGTTACAGAGAAGGCCAGCGACAAGGCTACACACGCGGTCGGGCGGTATCTCGCCACATTGCAGCTAGTCAAAAGGCGGCTAAGTGATGGGATTTTTAGATAACTATGAAGGCAACAAAGAGCGCACAGATCGCTGGATCAAGACTTATCCAGAAGGCCGACTTGAGGCCACAATCGTCAATTTTGATGCCGAGAAAGGCTCAATCCTTGTCCGTGCCGCGGCATGGCGTAATCAAACGGAAATCGAGCCGGCAGGCATTGATTATGCGTACGGTTATCAGGCTGCCTATAACGCCAATATGAAACGCTGGTTTGTTGAGGATACTGTCACATCAGCTTTGATGCGCGTGATGGCCTTGGTTATGGGAGGCACGGAAAAGGCCACAAAAGAGGTTATGCAACTGGTCAAAACCGAAACACCGGCAGCCGATTATGACTATTGGACAACAAAGCATGGCGATGTGCCAAGTTATCAAACAGCTGGAGAAGCTGAGTTATCCGGCACGCCATCGTTCGGATCATCAGAGCTTGCACAATGGTCGGCCAATGATGTGCCTAGCTGCTCACATGGAAATCGGGTCTGGAAGCAATCACATGAAGGCGCACCAAAATCATGGGGCGGCTATTTCTGCACAGAGCGAACAAAGGCCACGCAATGCCAGCCGGTTTGGTATGTATTGCGATCAACCGGCAAATGGGAGCCACAGCTATGAGCGATTTTATGGAAATAATCAATCCACAAACAAAAATTGCCAGGCTTTACTTTCAAGGCAAAGTTGTTGAGGAATACAAAGTAGAGCAATGCGATAAGTGTTCAAAGCTCACCAAATTCGACAAATTCGGATTTCAAAAAGGCTATGACTCAACCGATAACATTATTTGGTTTTGTGGTGATTGCCGGTGATAGATCGCATTGAGGAGGTGCAATGCATGATCGCAGCGATTCAACATTGCCATGATCGCTCAGCTGATCACAGCTCACGAATTGTCAAAAACATTTCTTGGTTTGCTTATGTGGCACAGATGGCTGAATCCATGGCAGCTGAGATGGTTGTCGCTAAGCGATTGGGCTATGAATACACACCGGGCATCACATGGGACAAAACAAAGGCTGATGTAGGAGATCACATTGAAGTCAAATGGTCAGCCAATCCAGCATCCAATTTGTGGATTCAGGAATCGGATCGACATGACAGAGACATTGCCGTGTTGGTTGTAGGCAACTCACCAAAGATGCACATTGTGGGCTGGATACCTGTAGCCATTGCCAAAAAGCCACGTTATAGAAACGCATCCCAAAACAACTGGTCGGTGCCGCAAATCAATCTGCAACCTATTGAGACTTTACAAAGGAGTAACTATGCACATTCTGTCATTTGATTGTTCGATCTGTTCAAAGCTGTACGGAAAGCCAAAGCAACGCCATGGCCTCAAGAAAGGTGCAGAATTAACAGCGCATGAATGGTTTGCACAATGCATGAGCTGTGGCACATTTGGAATCAAGATTGTTGATGATTCCCGGATCAAGGAGTTATCAGATGGCCTACTATGAATTCAAATGCTCGGTGTGTAGTGCAACATATGGGATCAATCGTGACATCAATGCAGACGGTGATATAGCTGCTCCAGATTGTCGTAAATGCAATGTCATAACAGAGCGGATCTATAGCATCACTGGCATTACTTTCAAAGGTATTGGATGGGGTAAAGATGCATAAGTTATCCACAGGCTTTATCCACAGGTGTGCGAAACCTGTGGGACTCGCTCAAGATTACGCTCGCTACTTGACAGCATTGGTACGCTCCAGACTTGCAGACGGGACGAGGCACGAGATATCCCGGGCGCAACGTATGGTGCTATGGGCCGCGCTATGCCTAGTGGGTACCACATCGGCCACAGCTGCACAAGATGTCAATACAACAACATCAATAGATTCTCTCAAGCTATATGCACATTCAAGGATTGTTAATTACAAACAATTCCAATGTTTCAATATGCTGATCACAAAAGAAAGCAATTGGAGAGTTGAGGCAATTAATCCAAATGGCAAACACTTTGGACTTGGCCAGATGCGAAACACCAAATATCAAAACCTTGACGGGTTCAGAATGATTGACTGGAGCCTCCGGTATATCAAACACAGACATGGATCAAGCTGTAATGCATATGCTCACTGGCAAAAGCATGGGTGGCATTAATGAGCAAGGCATGGAAAGGCGGATCAACAAGCCGATGGCGTACCATCCGGGAAATGGTGTTAAGGCGTGATGGATGTTGCCAGATGTGTGGCCAAAGTGAAGGCCCAATGCACGTGGATCACATCATCCCGAAAAGGCTTGGTGGAGGCGATGAGGTGTGGAATTTGAGGCAATTGTGCCAATCATGCAATTTGAGCAAAGGTGGGCGATTTTTTGAGGCGGATGGAACACCCCCGACTCTCCATGGGTTGTTTATACCCCAAAACGAGTCGATAAGTCATGATCAAGGCTGAACAAGTCATAGATGGTGCATCATCGGCTGAAATCGTCTCAGATCGGCCCACATCGGTTTTTTTGCCGGTAATAGCTCCACGAATCCACACGCCACTCAATGATTTGCCATCGCGCGGCTTTGAATTGATTGACTTTGCCGATCAGATCATTGATGGCGGCTTTATGCCGTGGCAAAAGTGGTTGGCCGAGCATAGCTTGAAGGTGAAACCCGATGGCAGGTATTTGCATCCCGTAACCGTGGCCACCGTTGCCCGGCAAAATGGAAAATCAACCTACATGATGGCCAGAATTATGATGGGCCTTTTCCACTGGCAAGAATCGTTGCAGGTTTCCACAGCTCACCGGCTTGTCACATCGCTGGAGCAATTTAGATCCATTGTGCATACCATTGAAAGTCATGATGATCTTGCAAAGCGTGTCAAGCGTATTCGGTGGCAACATGGAGCCGAGGAAATCGAAACAATGGAAGGTTGCCGGTTTATTATCAAAGCTGGTGGATCGGCAGCTCGTGGATTGAGCAAACCGGAAACAATCCACATGGATGAAATCCGGGAATTGCATGACATGGAAACATTTGCCGCAATGCGATATACCTTGATGGCCGCTAAGAATCCACAGGTGAATTGTTTTAGCTCGGCCGGTGATTCTCATTCAATGGTTTTGAACCAGCTACGCGAAAGAGGTTTGGCCGCAGCTAGTGGGGCCAGCGATGATGTGGGCTATTTTGAATGGTCAGCACCGACCGATGAAATTACATTGGAAAATGCAGCCTTTGCCAATCCCGGATTAAACATAACCATCCATCCAGACAATATCCGAGCCGTTTTCAATGATCCACCGGATGTTGTTATGACCGAGGTATTAAACAGATGGGTTGTGACAATTTCCAGCATTGTTGGATCCAAAGAATGGCAAGAGTGTGGAGATGAAACCGTTGATCTGGATGAGGATAAGCTCACATGGATGGCGATTGATATTTCACCGGACAGAAAACACGCGGCGTTGGTAGCGGCCCAAAAGCTTGGGTCAGAATCATTTGTTATCAAGCTTTTGCATACATGGGAAAACAGCATCCAGTTAGATGACCGAGCAATTGCAAATGATGCGGCCAGCTATTGCCGAAAGTATCCCATTGAGTATTTGCTTTACTCAAAGCGCACATCCGGAGCGGTTGCCGCACGTATGCAACCGGCAGGCATACCGATCCACGACATGGATGCCGATTATCCTCAAGCGTGCGATGAATTATTGGGTGCAATCAATTCCGGGCGATTAAAGCATCGCAATCAAGCTGCACTTACGGATCAAATGCTTTCAGCTGTGCAATTGCGTAGAGGCGATGGCGGATGGGTTATTGGAAGGCGTGCGAGCCAAACGGCCGTTTGTGCCAGTGTGGCCGCTGCACTCTGTACGCACTTTGCGACACGCCCAGAAACGGAAATTGACATTTTAGTGGGTTGATCCTTGACATTTTGAGAAAATAGGTGCATGGGATTATTTGACCGCAAACGCACCATTGAAACAGTCGTGCCATTGCGCGGAGCTGATGTAGCTGCACAAATTGGGCCAGCACCAACGCTTGATGCTTTCTTTCCATTTGGTGGAGCCGATTATCTTGCAAGCCGCGAGGAAGCTATGTCTGTTCCGGCTATCGCTCGCGCTAGAAACATGATCTGCAATTCAATTGCAACAATTCCAATGGTTACACGCGACAAAGCGACTGGTCAGGTTGTTGATTCACCGGTTGTCATCAATGATCCAGATAAGCGCGTACCGGGTGCAGCCTCATGGTGTTGGGCAGCTGAGGATTTGTTATTTACAGGCTTTTCATATTTTCAAATTATGGATTTGTTTGCCGATACTGGACGAGTTCGCCAAATGTGGCGCGTTGCTCCCAATCGCGTTGGCGTTTTCTTGAATTCTATTGGCACTCAAATTGAGTATTACACAGTCGATGGATCTCGCGTGCCAATGACCGGTGTTGGATCACTTGTTGTGTTTTACGGAAACGATGAAGGATTATTAAACAGAGCAGGCCGCACAATTCGCGCCGGTGCAGAGCTTGAAAGAGCTGCCGCAATGTACGCGCGCGAACCCGTGCCATCGATGGTGCTTAAATCTAACGGAACAGCGTTGCCAGCCGACCGCATCGCTAAGCTGTTGGATGCATGGGGAGCCGCACGCCGAAATCGTGGCACGGCATTTTTAAACGCCGATGTGGAATTGACTACTGTTGGTTTTACACCGGAGCAAATTGGTCTTAATGCTGCACGGGAAATCATTGCAACAGAATTAGCAAGAGCCGTGGGAATTCCGGCCTACTTTATTGATGCGCCGACTGGATCATCCATGACATATGCAAACGCCAGCACGGCGCGTCAAACTTTGTTGGACTTTTCACTTTTGCCGCTGATGAACAGCTTATCCAGCCGTTTATCAATGCCAGATTTTACGCCATCAACACAGCGCGTTGAATTTGATCTCAAAGCGTACTTGCGCGGATCAGAAAAAGAGCGTGCCGAAATTTACAAGATTTTATTTGAAATCGGTGCAATCACCACCGAGGAAATCAGACAAATGGAAGAGATGATCTCATGAAGCTAACAACACCAATGCAAATCACGGCAGCTGATTCAGATTCAAGAACAATCACCGGTCGCATTGTTGCTTTTAATGAGCACGCAAATGCATCAACCGGCAAAGTTGTTTTTGCTCGCGGATCAATTGTGCCACAGGATGTTTTTTTAAATCTTGAACATGACAACACCAGGAGAATTGGCCGCAGCGTTGCGATGTCTGTTAATGACAAGGAAATGACAGCAACATTTAAGATTGCTAATACGACAGCCGGCTCAGATGCTTTGGAAGAGGCGATGACTGGATTGAGAGACGGCTTTTCAATCGAACTGGCCGTAGATAATTATGAAATGCAAAAAGATGGCACAATGAAAGTTTTGAATGGACAGCTCACAGCTGTTGCATTGGTTACTGAGCCGGCTGTTCGATCAGCTCGTGTAAGTGAGGTAGCCGCATCTGAAGATTCTGAAACTGAAACAGTTACAGATACAACAAACCCAAATGAAGGAGACAAAGTGGATAACACTACCGAAAATACCGCTCCTGCCGTTGAACCGGTAGCAGCTCCAGCAGTCGAACCCGTACAGGCATCACGACCAAGCTATTACACAGCACCACGCTCACCGATTGTCGATAAGGTTTCTTATCTCGAGCACTATCTACGCGCAAGCGTTTTGCATGATGAAGATTCACGCCAATATGTCAAGGCAGCTGATAACACAACATCAACCGCACCGGGCATGATTCCAACACCACAAAGCACACAGGTTATCAACGCACTTGCAAATGCTGATCGTGGAACAATTGATGGCATTAGCCGTGAAACTTTAGTTGCTGAGGGGATGACATTTGAGTTGCCCCGTGTGACCGCTGTTCCAAGCGTTGATGCAATTGCAGAAAATGGCGCAATTACAGAATCATCACTATCAGCAACATTTCTTTCTGTTTCTGTGCAGCCATTTAAAGGCCGTGCTATCTCGACAGTAGAATTGATCGACCGCAGCCGTCCAGAGTACCTTACAGCTCTCCTTCAGAATCTTGAATTTGCTTATGCAAAAGAGACAGATGAATATGCATTGGCAGCAATGCAAGCCGCAGTTACTACAACAACAGCACAGACAGCAAACTCAGCAACGGGATTCCTTGGATACACATCTAAGGCAGCCGCAGCTGTTTATGGCGCATCACTTGGTTTTGCTCGTTCATTGATCGTTTCACCAACACAATGGGGAAACATCATGGGATACAACGACAATGGCGCACCTCTTTACAATGCAGCACAACCATCAAACGCAGCTGGAAATGTTCGCGGAGATTCATTGCGCGGTGTAGTTTCACCGGGTCTGAACCTTTATGTATCACGCTCATTTGGTAACGCTGGCACAACAACAGCTGATGGCGATTCATCAATGGTTGTTGTCAATCCAGATAGTTACACATGGTATGAATCTCCACGCTTTACGCTACGCAGCAACATCAACAGCGATGGAACCATTGATATTCTTTACTATGGTTATGGTGCTTTGGCCGCCAAAGTGCCAAATGGTGCGCAATTCAATAACTTGCCATAAATAAATCAATCATCGGTAGCGGTCGCTCCCGAACGCTAACGATACGAAAGGAACCGAGATGCCAGCAATAGTCACAGCTTCACAGCTACGATCAATTCTTGGTGTCTCGGTTTCCTTGTATTCTGATGCGCAGCTTGATTCATTTATTGATTCAGCTGAACAAACAATTTTGCCGTTACTTACTCAATACCAATCATCGGTTGCTTTTGCCAATGTGAGTGATTCCGTCATTTATTTCACCACAATCCGGCCAAACTATTTTGTGCCGGGGCAATCCGTTGTAGTTACCGGGGCCGGTACTTACAACGGAACTTACACAGTTACCGATGATCGGATTGAGCCATACACATGGACAGCGGCCACAGCCGCGGCTGATCGCACATACCCGTTGCCATTTATTCCAAATGCAACGGCTACTTTATCCGGTGGATCAGCCGCATCACTTTATGCAAACACACCACCAATTGAAAACGCCATTTTGGTTGTTGCCGTAGAGATATTTCAGAGCATTACAGCTCCGGGCAATCAAATTATGGGAGATAATTTTCAACCGGCACCGTTCGTTTTAGGCCGGAGTCTTTCCAATAGAGTCATCGGGCTTTTAGGCCCGTTTCTTGATGTTGAAACGATGTGCCAATGACCATCGAGGCCGATATCCGCACACCATTACAGACAGCACTTTCAACCATTGCGGCCAATGTCTATAACGGAATTCCAGAGACAATGACATCACCATCCATTTGTTTGGTGCCGGGATCGCCGTATCTTGAAAGCCTTTTGATTAACGGAGCAACAACAAAAGTCAAAATCAATTTAAGTGTGACCGGTGTTGTGGGATATTCAAACAATGCCGCAGCTTTGGACAATCTTGAACAATTGATGATCAGCATCATCAGCACAATGCCGGCAGGTTATACAGTCGGCAATGTAAGCAACCCACAACCATTGGAAATCGGTGCCGGTAAGTATCTTACGGCCGATTTACAAGTTAGCACCTATTACACCAACTAAGGAGAAATCATGCCAACAACAATCATCACGGGCAGAGACATCACTTTCACCATTGCTGGTGATTCATATGATGCTCAAGCTACATCAGCAACATTGACTGTCGATTCCACAATCAACACATATCAAACACTCGATGGCAAGGCGTACTTTACAACCGACACTCAAGGCTCTTTTGCTGTTGAAATGTTGGCCGATTGGGGGGCAGCCAATTCATTGTGTGAGGAGCTATGGACAGCTGCAACCAGCGCACCAAACACTGGCCTTTCTGTTATTTTTGGAGCAGATTCAGGCGCATCATTTGCTTTCGATGTGCAGCCAATCTTGCCATCAGCTGGCGGCACAGCACCAGATGCCCAGACTGTCTCACTTGCTTTCACTTGTGTGACAACGCCTGTTTTAACAATTAGCTAACAAAGGAGATCGGGAGCATGAAACTAGCAATCACAATTGAATTCACATCGGGTGAGAGAGAAACCTATACAGCTCTCCCACCGGAGTGGATGAAATGGGAACAGAAAACCGGAAACACCATTCAGCAAGTGGCCGACAAATTGGGCATTTCAGATTTGATGTTTTTGGCATATCACGCAATGAAACGCGAGTCAGCCGGCAAAACTGTCAAGCCTTTTGATGTGTGGTGTGAAGGCGTGACCGATATTGACATGGGGGAAAGCGCAAACCCAAAAGCTATGAATCCGGATCAATAAACCGGACTCTTTGGGAATTAGCAATCGCCACAGGTTTGCCAAGATCGGAATTTGTAACAGATCAAGATATTGCAACCGCGATTGAAATTTTAAGGATACAAAATGGCAGATGATCCAATCAGCTACGACAAGAGCCAATTGCGTGGCATCATTGGAGCTTTTAAAGGCATGGATGATGAAGCTGTTGCCGAGGCCAAAAAAGTCTCAAATGGATTGGCCACTTTTCTGCAAGGCAAAATTGTTTCGGCAGCTAACAGCCGGCCAAATGAGGCAGCCTCACGCATAGCGGCAGGTTCGCGCGTAAGTAAGTCATCGAAGGTTGGCGAATTGTCATTTGGTTTTGTATCTCAGAAATTCAGCGGTGGTGGTACAACCCAGATGCTTTGGGGCGGTTTTGAATTTGGATCAAATAAATTTAAACAATTTCCGGTGTGGTCTGGCCGTGAAGGCCGAGGTTCGCGAGGATACTTTATCTATCCAACATTGAGAGCTGAACAACCTCAGATCATCGCTCAATGGGAAGCAGCATTTTCAAAGATTTTGAAGGAGTGGTGAAATGGCACTAGGCGGATCACGGACACTCAAGCTCTCCATTCTTGCTGATATTGACAATCTCAAAAAGAATTTAACAGCTGGATCGGGTGAGGTTGAAGGC